GCTCCACCCTCGCCCTCTTCCATCAATCCTTCCCCCCTGCCCTCCCCTAATACACCCTCTCATTCTATCCAACATGCAGTGCTTTTTGAAAAATAAATTCCCATCATCTACCAGGCTAATGTGGACCCGGGCTCTTCTGTTTTCTTTTCTCACTCACGCTTGTGCGCTGGTATCTTTCACGATACGAACGCCATCACGCGGCGAAACGCCAAAAGCGTAAAATTCACAATTCACCAAGGGTCCTGAACATGAAGAGAAAATCTCCTGAGAAAGAATCCCGCGCGTCACGCGAACGTTTTTTGCAATATCTGACTGATTTCTACGGACCCGAGGGGACTTACCCTGACGTGCTGCCCAATGTCACCGCCGAAGAAGTGGTCACCTTCATGACGTGGGCCAAGTCTCCTCGAGCCCGCATGCCCTGGGGCCACGGTGACTCCACCGACCGCGAACGGGCGCGCGATTTCATCTTGCTCTCGCGTGGAAAATCACCCCGCGGATACGTGTTGTCCGCCGACGTTTTTGAATCCGGCATCCAAGACATTCTTGCGCACTTTGAGTGGCGACTCGTCTCACCCGCCGATCGCGCCATGCACGAGCTCAACGCTCGCGTTCTTCAGGCTCTGGCCGCTACGCACATGGGCGCCCTGTTTGCGCCCGACGGTATCACCCGCGCGTCCGATCACTTGATCACGCTCTGGAGCGCGTGGCGTGCCTGTCGTGATCTGTCCAACCCCGAGCTCACAGAAAACACGCGCGATGCTCTTATCAAAGCCATTCAAGACTATCAAAGATAAAAAACTTTTGATTGAGCAGGGGGTTGGCGATGAGTAAACACGAAGACACTTTGCAACACATGCGCATCACCGGCGCGATGCTCTTCGGCGGCCTGATTGGTGCCGGCGTCTCCACAGCCCTGCTCGGGATGGACTTTGGCCTTGTCGGCGGCTTCATCGGTGGACTCTCTTCAACCACGGCGGCGACCGTCTATGAAATGCTTGCATGAATACACTTTTTTACTTTTTTCCCACGATGCTTTCCATGATTTTGAAGTGCTCGCGAAGACAAAAATCAACCTCTTTTTGAAATTGATCCGGCTTAAGCTCCACACGACAATCCAACGCGGTCTGTTCCCGTTTCACGGCACAATCAAGCACCGCCGACGCAATCTGTCCGACAAACAAGTCGTTTAACGCATTCAAACCGCTCATTTTTCTATTGTATCTCTGTCCTCCGACCCTCTGTGTTTGTTGATTTTCTCACTTGGATAATACACATTGATGTCTTTCTTTCATAAATCTCGAAATCAGTATGATATGAATCGTATTTTTGGATTCGACATCAGGGGTGAAGATGCAATTTCTTTGGAACACTTTGCGTAATTCTGCGGCCGCCGCTCAGGGTTGGACACGGCCCGACATTATGAAACCCTTTTACAGTGAGCTCGACTGGGATCGCACCGTGATTGGTGGCAGCTACGCCTTGAGCTTGTTCACCGAAGATGACTCATGGACTCCCAACGATGTGGACATTTTGATCGCTGCGTCTTCGGTTGAAGATTTTCATGCTCGTGTGGAAGCGTTTGTCAACCGCGAGTCCCAAGGGCAATGCCGGCGCCTGGAAAAGTTCAGTGACTTTTCTAAAGGACACCCACATGATGACCCAGAAGCCGCCAAGCGCGACGAGAAATTCCACGAAGCCATCCGGGCGTCGGCCAAAGTCAGCATCGATGGTGTGGAGCAAGTGTTGCAGTTTGTCTACATCGAAGCCATCCCGCCCACCGTCACGCAGCTGCGCAAGGTGTTGGATCAAATCACCGACGTCCCGGCGTGTGTCAACTACCAAGCCGCCGAAGGTGACATTCAATTTAATGTTCCGCAAAAAGGAGTCGAAGCACTTTGCACGCGACAGGTGAATGCATCAGACATTTGTCCTTCCAGACGTGCCAAGTATTCAGAGCGTGGATACACCTTTTTGCAGTAAAAACCTTTATTTTCCGAAATCGATGTGACCAGATGGTTGTGGGTTGTCCGGGTAAAGTGCAAACTCAAACACTTGATGATGATAGTCCACCCATGGATTTGGAGGTGTCATTTCTGGAACACCCTCATTTTCGGGCAAAACCGCCGGCCTTTCAGTCGGCATTTTTTTGAGATTGCGCTGAAATCCAAGAATCGTCTTGAGAAAAGGGTTTGAAAATATGTATTTCTCCCTCACCAAGACCACCGTGTATGGATCGGCGGCCAACGAAGGTTCCACGGTGAAAGTCGGCGTGTATGACCTCGTGATTGAACACGACAATCAGCCGTTGGCGTATGTGGCATTCGTTGACGGATGCGTGCAGGCGCGGCAAATCAACCTCGACGCACAGGTGCCATGGGAAAATCGCATCACCGCGTTGCATTTCATTCACTCGTGTCAATCACAACTCTGGAAACGCGTCGCCGTCGAAGCCACGCGACTCGGATTGAAAATGAAATAATTGATTTGTGGGTCTCACCAGAAAGAAAAACATGGAACCCTTGATGGAAAAGTTGACAGCCCACTTTGTTCGGCCCGTGGTGCGGTGCAAACAGCAGCTCCGTGAACTGCTCAGGAAATATCCACACATTGTCCAAGTGACACCAGCGACGACGGATGATCCGCAAGGTGCACCGCCGGAACTGCGATATGCCCGCCGGAAATTGCTGGAAGCACTGAAAGATGACAAAAGTGTGCTCTTGACGTCGTTCGAGCGATCCCTGAAGCACGCCGGGATGCAGGTGGTTCAATCGACGCATGGATTCAACGACACCATAAAAATATGGCGCATGCGGCCCAAGGCAGAGCTGAAGCGCGACCTGAAAAAAGAGAGCCAACGGAGACACCGCAAAAAGAAGAAGACCGTGGACTCTGACGACGACTCTTACGAGTATCGACCGACCCCCTACTTTGAACGACAAGCCGTGAAACCAGTGACGCCGCCGAGCATGGTCACCACCACGGTCCACCGTGTGGACCTGACGGTTCCTTTGGCCACTGGTGAGGTCTTCGCGGCATGTAATGGCGGTGATTTTATCGAGTTTCCAGAGTTTACACTTGACGACAGCGATCTCCCGCCCGCTTGGCGGTTTCAAGTGGTGTGATAAAAACCTGAAATTTTTTTTGCAGAAAACACCTGAAAAATTTCAACTTTGAAAAAAACTTTTTGGCTGACAAAAAAAAAATTGGTCAAGCTCAAAAAAAATTTTTGGGTTCAGATTTTTTTTTTGGAAAATCACAAGATGGATTTTTTCACAACCTGGAAAAATGAGGGTTTCTGGAAAAAGTTTTCAGAAGTTGAAGGGCACCCGCTGATAAGCTAGAAATGTCGGAGGTGATCGATCAAGTGCCGCGGCAGGTGTGGCAAATGGTTTTCATGCTCGTGGAAGTCACAGACTTGAACAATGTGTTGTTTTGTCACAAGTATTTTCAGGCAGTGTGGCAAGATCAGCGATTTTGGATCTTGATGCTCAAGCGGCATTTTCCAAGCATGGTGGCGCGACTTGAAAACCAACACGGGGTCTTCCCACAATGGTTCGAGTTACGTGAGGCATTCCGTCGCTTTTACTTGACTCGCCCGCGTGATCCGGCCTTGATAGACTTGCGTAAGGTCACCTTGGAAAATGCACAGCCTCTACCCAAAGCAGATGATTCATCAAGGTATCAAAAAATTGCAAGGGTGCTTTACATGGGCGTGGATAGTCCCCGCGTGAATGCACCTGATTGCACCATATCTTTGATGCATTCTCATTTGGTGCTTTTCATGAATATTTATGGGGAAAAAGTTGAGTCTCAGACGCAATTTTCTAAATTCATAGATGGCTGTGATCGACGCATGGTTCACTTAATATCGCAGAAGGCCGAAGAATTTTGGCAACTCCAGACCACCACGGATGATTGTAGACACCGTTTCGAGCCCACTTTTTCGCATGACTTCCGCACTCTTGCTGTGCGACTCTTTGCTAAAATTCCCCGCACCTCACGTGAGGTTGTAACAGCACGCTTGTATGATTGCAAAGGTGACTACATTTCCTGGCATCGTCTTTACGATCATGTGGCGCCACTTGATGAACCCCGTCGGATCACAGGCAAAGCTGTTCTGGAATTGCAAGGGTTGCGCGTGGGTGAAGCTAGGTGCAAGGTGCTCTGGAGTCTTTCCTCTTTGCATCTGACTTGTGAAATTTCTTGAAAAAGTAAAAAAGTTTTCGAAAAATCAGGGGCGGATGAAATTGAAATACAAGGGATCTCTTGGCGCCGCGTGGACCGCCGAGCCGATTGAGGCTTTGGACAGCGTCGACCAGCTGCGCGACAATTATTACATTTTGGCACTAGAGCCGCGCAAATGCCTGATCCTGTGGGACCCGTTGGAGAAGGTCCCCTCCGTCGACGGCTCTTTGGATACCACACATAAACGGCGCACCATGGACGGCATTTTCAAGGACGCCGATCAGATGCCCTACGTTTTCACCACGGTCTCCAACGCGGCTGACCTGCTTCACTGCAACAGCTCAAATGGCAACACCATGTTTTGGCATGGCACCTCCAAATTGGGTGCGCTCAAATCCAACATTCTGGTCGACCCCTGTGGCATGGACGTGGACACCGCGCTCCGCGACATGCCCCATCTTCGCGCGCTGCTGGTCAAGGCGTGCGGCGAACCTGACTCTACCGGTTGGACCAAACGGATCAACGCCCACTCCAACACCCGCGTCGCCCGCGACTTTTTCGACAGCACTCCCGCGGAAGCGCACATTGGCCGGCCGGTGCACCCGACGGCGAAAGAGCCCAAGAAGTCCGAGGTGAAAAAGGTCAAGAAGCGTCCCAGGCCTGACGCAAGTGACAAGGCCCCGTCTCAGACAGCCACCAAGCGTGCCACGAAAGAGCAGGATGGTAACCAAGATGTTGGCCAAGATGTTAACAGTGTCGCCATTCCGACCCCTCAGTCACCTGATCAGTGCGATCAGTTGCTCGAAATGTGCGACAAAAATTTCGAGTTTGTGTTGCGTGCCAAGATGGCTGGTATTCGCCGGAAACACGATTATCTGGCCGCCTACGATGAGGCCACTCAGATTCGCCTGGCCCACGGGGATGATCAATCGTGGGACGACAACGTCGATCGCGCCTACTCGAAGCAGGTGATGAAGGCTTACCAGCTGATGCAGGACTGTGAAAAACAGCTTGGCGAGTTTCATGAAAAAGCCATGCGCGTGTATCGCCGGTTGAGTCCGTCGCAGAAACACACCAAGGTCTGGAGTGAACTCAAGAAACTGCCCGCGGCTGACCGACCGGCCTGGATGAAATGAAACCGTTGTTTATTTTTGTAGTCTCATTTTTGCGTAAGCATGTGAAAGACTTTTATCCAAGGACTGAAGTTCATTCCATCGATCCAAAGGCAACAGGTTGTCACCGTTGTGTCCAAAGGAAACAAAAATGTCAATGTCACGCCCGTGTTCCACCACCAGTTCCCGGAAAACTTCGGCGTTCCATACATATTGGCCGCGTGAAAATGGAAATGTGACGCTTGGCTCTTGGAGGAAGGTGCTGTGCACTGCCTGGTTATAGATTTGTTGTCTCCGTTGGGCCTTCCATTCATGTCTCTTGCGATCGCGCAGTGCATCCACTTCGGCCCTGATTGCTTGGTTAAAGTCGATTGGGAATCTTTCCATCGTTTCTTTCACGATTTCAACTGAATCACCCTGAAATCGGCTCATGAGTGAAAAATTGAAAAAATACAAGGGTTGGAAAAATGATTGTGCAGAAAATAGAAGAAACGCCGGCGGCGACCACCGCACAGGTGAGGGTGCCCAAGGGGTGGCCCGAGGGTGTGTGGTTCAACTCCAAGCACGTGCCAGGCGATCGCAAGCAAAACGACTTTGATATGGCGGAGATGTTGAGATGCATGATTATGAAAAACGAGAACCTCAAGGAGAAGGCGTTGGCCAACTTGACGCCCGAGCTGAAAGAGCAGATTGAGTTGCGTTTGGAGCACTCCGAGACCATCGACCGCATCACGGCGGAGCTGAAAAAAAGGAAGAGAAACAAAAAGGCCCAGGATGAGACCAAACCGGCCAAGCTTCCGGCGCGGCTCATGACGGCCAACCAGCAACTCCTGGCGGATTTGATGAACGCGCTTCGCTCGGCCGAGGAGAACCGCGCCCTGATTGCCGACCATGCGGAAGAGGCGCTCGAAGCCAACATCAAATCCGTCGCGCGCTTCGAAGACTACCTGGAAGTTGCGGTCGCTGATCGCCAGGCCGGCAAGCCGTTGCACGAGGCGTTTGAAAACCTTTTCAACTCGCTCGTCAGTCTCCCGCCTGGTCCGTTCGAAAGCACTGAAACCGAAGCGGCTGCTCGCATCGAGTGGGCCAAGGAAAACGCCAAGGCGATGAACCGGATCTCGCGATTGCTGTGGGGTCGCCGCGTGGATCTGCGCAAAGCCAACAAAAAAGCCGAACACAATGCCGAGATTCGCAAAAAGGCACTCAAGAAACGCCTCCGCTTGGAAAACAACGAGGCGGAAGACACACCCGGGAAAAAGGCCAAGCCCGACGGCGCTGCCGAGGAGCAGGAACAGAGCTCTGGTCAGGAAGAAGAAGAAGAATAAAACTGATCTTGTCACCAAATGAAAAGTCGTTTTAGAACAGAAAGATAATCTCCTGTTTTCAAAACAGCAGTTACACTGGATGAAGCATTCACGGGAAAAGATGGTTTGTGCTCGATGCAAACAGACTCTACTAGAATGGAATCAATTTTTGGTTGGATCAGCCGACTCTGGATCGGTCAATGGGAGATTTGTTATTTGTTGCGAATGTTTTGATCCCAACGGAAATCTGCCATTATTTATGCCTGATTTTCGGGTTTCCAAATGAATAATCACGAACGTGTTTATTCTAAAGAGCGATTCCGTAGGTTGGCTCTTCGTCGTCCTCGTCTGGATAGTGCCCGTAGCACTCTTCGAGGCACGTGAGCGCGGTGGACGACACCTTCCGAGGTTCCGGCGGCGGTGGCATGCGTCGATGTTTGGTGACATTCGGACCATCGCCGTCGTCTTCAGCGCGACGTTTGCCCTTTCTTTGAGCGAAGAGTGCTCTTGGCCGCTTGTCCCGCTCGACGAACCCGATTTCAGGCACCAGGCGCTGGACAGGACGTTTGCGCGGGTTTTTCTTGACGTCGAGTTCATCGTCCACGTCGATGGGTTCTTGCTCGTCTGCTTCTTCATCTTGGTCCACGCTGATAGACCAGGCCTCAGGGCCCTGACGGGCAAGCCGCGTGTCAGGTTTCACCGAAGCTTGCAAAAACGGGCCAATCAGCACCTGAAAGGTGTCAAAGTGGTCTGTGCAAAACTCCAAAATGTTTTTCACCACATGATGAAGCATGAGGGACTCGAGGCGGGTGAGACGGGTGGTAAGATCCGTCTCCGTTTCGGCGGGGGCCTGGATGAGTGAGATGGTCATGGTGTAGACGGTAATTTTCTCGGCAGCCGTCCACTGGTTTTGCCAGGCGTCCGCAATCTGTTTCAAAATGTTTGCGCGATTTTTCATCGAGGAACCCTGATTTTAATTTGAAAATTTTCACAAAAGGGTTTCATGCCGGCACTTCCAGAAAATTGCGCTACCCTTCTACACATGCGTCCCATGCATCACATACATGAAGCACCGTTCGCACCCCTCGCGGGGGCCGAGCCCACCATGGTGGAAGTGTTGACCTTGACCTTTCAGCTTTTTCTGGTGATGGGTTTGCTGAATTTTGTTGTGGCCAATCCGTGAAAAATAAAAGAGGGTCTCGCGCAATGTCGTCGTCGTTGGGGTTTCCTTTGTTCATGGGACGCAACCAGTTTTTTCAGTGTGATTTGTGCAATGCACCACACGAGAGCGTGACGTTCTCCGAGTCGTTGGGAAAATCCCTGTGTGACCAGTGTGCAAACGACCAAATTTACGCCGGCGATCTGTTGATTCACGCGCGGCTCTGGAATGACTACTGTGAAGTCCAACAGCAAAGGCTTCGGAAAAAGCAATTGGAAAAAATCCAAAACCAAGACTCTAGTCAATGAAAATACCTCGCACATAAAGTGCACACACATGATTCGTCACACGGACAAAGGACAACTTTACATCACGCGCGATGGTATTTCAGAACGAGGCCCGCCTGTTCTTTCAAGCCTCGACTCGATTGAGCAGCGTTATGGGATTGGCACCCGACTGTATTTCTCGTTTCTGAAAGTGATCATCTTGTCGAACGCGGCGTTGGGCCTGCTTGGCATCGTTTCGTGGTCGCTGTTTTTGCGGGACCGCCCGCCTGGAGTGGCTTTCTCGTGGTCTGATTTTTTCGTCTCGGCGTATCCTCGACCAGGCGCCGACGTTTATTGGTTCACCTGCGGGGTGTTGGCCACGGTGATTTGGGTGACACTCGGTCCAGCGTATTGGGTGTGGGAGCGAAGCTACAAGCGAAATCAATATCCCCGGCGCGTGCTCGACCAGGAAGAAAAAGAGATTCCAGTGAACCGCGGCGCTGACACGAATTATCTGCTCGGCGTCACTGCCACATTCGCCGCGCTCTGTGTGTCAATCCTGCTGGTGTATGGCTTGGTCATGGCCCAGGGCTATGTGATTGAGACCTATGGTGATCCCTTGTTGGCCAATCAATTACCCCTCTCTACCGCCATGTCGCTGGTGGTTGCGCTGGGGTTTGCCTTGTGTCACACCGCCTGGGGGCACGTGTCATATGCGATCACGCGGTGGGAACGAAACAAGACTTGGTTTCAATTTCGCATGAGCCAGGCCATCAAACTGATCACTTTCAAAATCCTTTTGGCCACGTGCATGTATATCTTTATCGCTACCATCATCCCTGCGCCGCCGCCGGTGATTGAGCGGTGTGATTTGGACTTTGCGGGCGCCAACTTTTTCCTGGTGCTAGTGCTCGACGTCGTCATCACGTTTGTCATGCAAACCGTGTGGCCCAAAATCGCCGCCGCGTGCTGTGGCGTCGTTCGACCAGAGTTCAACATTGCCGAAGATTTGTTGCAAATATTGTTTCGCCAATTCATCATTTACATTGGCTTTTTCGTGTTTCCCCTCATCGGCTTGGTCGGGTTGTTGGCCAACCTGATTGAGTATCCCGTCGACCACTATCGTCTGTTGCGCGTGTGCGGAACACCCCAATATTTGTCCGAAAAACCCGGGCTCTTTTTGTTGATTTTCAACGGTGTGGTGGTGTTGTCGGCGTTTCTCACCTATCCAAATGGCGCGCTCTGGATGCTGTTTGTGCCACACCTGTTACCGTCGGCATTCCAAAATTGCAGCGTGGTTGGCGCCATCTCAAGAATTTGAATAAACGCCTCTCGTGCCTCGACTGATCAACTGATCACGACCAAGGAACTGAGCGTGCAACATGAGTGCCCAAGCCATTTTCAATGATCCCTTTTATCAAAAATTGTGTCGCGAAGCCAAAGAGTCACGTGATCGCTTGAGCAAGCTCGCCAAGCGTTACGAACAACTCGAACGTGAGATTGACATATTACAGGCCGGCGGTGATTTACCATCAACTCCGGCAAAGGAGAAATAAACACGTTTTTTATTAAAGTGAATGGGGTGCGGATGGAAAAAGTCTTGGAGATCTGGACTACCACCCGCGGAGACGTCTGGAAAACTAAACTCTCTAAACGTGAAGCACTTCAAACATGCCAGGTTGGATACAAGGGTCATGCCTGTCGTCGGCCAGCCTTTGCCAAGGGCGTGATGATTTCGGTGTTCCGCGCGTATCCGGGCGGTGGAGGAGGCGGTGGCGACAATCGATATGTTTGCCGCGGGTGTTATCACCACATTCAGCGCAACATTCAACAGCACGGCGAATACAGGGTCCGGGTGAAGAAATAAATTCGAAAACGAAAAAAGATATGAGGGGCAGTCGTCGCTTGTTTGGAAAAAGGGAGATCAAATTTCAAGTTCCCGAATGGGCACACTCGTTCATGAGGAAAGTTGAACCGCGGTGGAAAAGTCTCAAGAAGGCATATCAACGTGAACATCTCGCCATGGAAAAATCCGGAGCGTTCTCTACTCCGTTGCAAAGGAAGATCACCGTTTTGACGACGTGTAGCGGGTCCCTTCTTTTGGGTTACGCGGCAGGCTGTGACCGAGCAAACAAAGTTGACATTGTGATAGGAATGGTCGTTGGTGGATGTGGTGGGGCCTTCTTGGGTGGTATTCTCTGGCCTGCGCTTCCTTACATGCCAGTGGCCTATGCAGGGTTCAAAGCCATTGAGATTGCTACGCGTCACGATTAAATCTCTCTTTAGTTGTTCTTTTTCTTCTCGCCGCTGAATTGCATCTGCACTCGATTGAGATCATAATGTTGCGCGCGAATGTCTGCAAAATACTTGATTGCGCGACGTTCACATTGTTTGGCCTTGACCAGACTATCTTTCAGATCACTCATTTGTTCTGGTGACATATCAGGCGGTGGATTCCGCACGGCCTGCTCCATGACAGCAATGTCGGCTTGCAGCACACGCAAGTCATCCATCATTTGATCCAGCACTCGCTCATCTGGAATGTTGCCCCACATGAAATCTGTGCACATTTCAGAAAACTGTTTCCAGAGAAAAGACATCAGCCCCTTGATTTATTTTTTGTGTCCATCACACCAAGCGAGAGTTGGTCAGCGAATCCACAAAATCTTGTCGAGCCGTTCCGACCATGGATCCTTCTTGGTGAGCCGGTTTCAGGGCAATCTCATCCGCGAGACGATTGATGGCGCGAGCCACCGGATTGAACTCTTGTGTTTTCTGCGTGACTTGCCGAGCTTGCTCCTCGTCCAACACGTGATATCTGGTGGTGGTGTTCACAATCCACATGCCCGCCGGTGCCATGGCTGGAACCGGATGTTCAGGCTCTGAATTTTCCGTGTTCTCTGCGTTCACTCGCCTGATTCTGGGCTCTGGAGGCGGTGTGGCCAAGGGGAAATCGTGTCTCTCATAAAAGATTTCGTCGATCCGGTCGACCCGGATCCAACGCTGGCACTCCTGATACGTCTCGGGGTTGCCGCCTTGAGCTCCACGGCCCAAAAGTCCAGACATGGCACCCATCAGGCCCCCCATCGGCCCGGCACTCCCATTGCCGCCACTGATGTAGCCGTCAACTTCAATCCACTCGCTCATTTTAGTAGTTTTGTGAAATCAAACGTCCACCAAAAGAATTTCCAGGGAACAAATGGAATTTATTTTTCTCACCACAAGAAATGGTATGAAAACCAGCTGGGACTGTATTTCACCTTGTATGCCGGAGTGCCACTTTTGGTTTTCACGCCGCCGTGTCGCGAGCGGTAATTTTTCCGGCGCGCTGAATCACCGTGATCGCGGTGGGACCACTGACCACCACCCAGCGACCTGGGCACACTGTCGCGATAATGCTCATACTCCTGATGACCGAAGCGCACCTTTTTGCCGTCCTTCATGATGGCCACGTATTTGTGCGGATACGAGCCGCGCTCAAAGTGATCCACGCGCTGAAGTTTGTTCATTTGCTAATCACCCGTGATTTTCTTGACTGCGAAAAAATGGATTACGTCAGAGGGGTGCCAGTGGATTCTGTGCTCACCACCTCATCGCGGGGCTGTGAACATCTAGAGCAGGTGGTCAAACGACGATGCATGGCTCTGTTCGAGGTGCTCAATCCACACCTGAAAGTTCCTCTTCCTCCTGAAATAGCCTATGAAATCGGTCGCCATTTGTGCACCGTAGCAAAATCAGGCAGCATGTCTCTTTCGAATTTCCAGGGAAATGAGGAAACGTTTCTGAGCTCATTTCACTTGAATGTAACCGAAGCTCTGATGTTACAGTTTTTTCAAAAGTTCTGTGATTCTCTTCCACAAATGGAAAACGACTGGAAATTTTACGGATACACTCCAGATGGAACTCACATTAACAGTTATGACCTATTGGGAGTTGTCCGTGATGTCGTGAAATCTAACACCCGCTTGTTAATTGTAACGGACTGAAAAACGGCAAACCAATAAAATGGATTACGTCAGAGGGGTGCCAGTGGATTCCGTGCTCACCACTATTTCATCGCGGAGCTGTGAGCGGGTGGTCAAACGCCGATGTGTGGTGCTTTTTAAAGTGTTGAATCCACACCTGGAGGTTCGGGTGCCGCGTGATGTGGCCGGCGAGATTGGTCGACATTTGTATGCCATGGCAAAAAGCAACCGCTTGGAGTTGGTGTTTCACTTGAAGCACTCGATTGAGACCAGGGTCGCTTTTTACAGTCACCCGACGGAATCGCTATTGTTGGCATTTTTTGAAAAGTCTTGTGCATCGTTTGGTCGCAAGCACGTGTGGATTTTTAGTGGTCAAGCTTCACCCTACGAAAAACTCGCCATCCACGGCGATTACCTGGACATCGTCGAAAGTGTCGTCCAGCTGCACCCGGGCGTTTTAGTGGCCAAACCTGCCTGAAAATCTTTTTTGTATTCCAGAAAATGCCTCGCCGTCGCTCGGTGTCTTCGTTGTCATCCAGGTCTTCCCAGTCATCACTTTCGGTGGAGAGTCCGACCACTGGCCGGTGGATTGTCGTCGGCGGCCCCGCGTATCGAGATCTGATTCGCATGGGATACACCGATGCCCAACTCAGACGTGGGGGAATGTCGCGCCGGCCTCGGCCTCGTCGTCGCCACGGCGCACGCTCTGGTTTCGCTCGACCAACCCGGGCGCAGCGGCGAATGTCTGTCTCTGACCGCGGCCGAAACCGGGGTAGTCGGACTCGGGGCTGGTCCAAGGTGGCACCGCGCCGCGGAAAACCACGCAAAGCGCTCAAGAAAAAGTGCGGCGACAAGTGTTTTCTCGACCCCAAACACGATGCGTTCCCAATTTGTGCCAAACTTTCGCGAAGCTCGAGCAGCTGCGAGATTGATTGCCGGGGGGTTCAGGCGGCGAAAATTCGGGCGGCTCAGTGGGGATACACCAATGTGAAAAAGGCAGCGGACGAATTGTATCGCACAAAATGCAAATAAATCACTTTTTTACTATCACTTTTTTTACCATCTGAATTCCGTGAATTTCACAACGCTTTCAGGGTGAGAATGAAACACACCAAATCCAAGATTTTTCATGTGATCACAGACAGGTTTTGACGCGCTACCTACAATTTCGTAGAAAAATTTTCCCGCCCTTGCAGCTGCCTTTATTTTCGGAACATGCTCTTCCAGAAAGGCCTCAATATCTCTGGTGTGGGAATGTTTCCTGGCAAGATTTGCAACTTTATACATGGCCTGCGCGTCGAATTTTTCTTCAGACATTTTATTTGCGCAGAGCCCCTGCTAATTCAATAAAACCATTTTGACTGATCAGGCCGTTGCTGAGATGTTTTGAAATCGGAAGGCCAGCTGCGAAATCTGGCAAAATCATTGCCCCAACTGAGATACGTGTGGTAAGAACTATTGTAAGACTTAATGCCGAGAGTGGTTAATCTCTGTCGAATGTTATCAGAAACCCATTTACGGTCCACTCGACAAAAAGTATCCCCAAGTTTCGCAGCCGCGCTGATTTTCGGGCCGTGTTCACGCATGAAGACATCAAATTCTTCAGCTTCCGACTGTTTCCTCCCCTGATCTGAAATTTCAGTCAGGTTATCGACATGAAAGCTACCCCACGACATGGAAGTATTACTGTATTAGTTAGAAAACCACTCAATGTCAACAAACGGGTCAAGCATTCCAGCGTTGTGGACAACCAAGACAAATCCGAGCTCTTCGAGATGTCCACAAATGTGCTTTGGTAATAACTCACTCGGCACCCGGAGGTTAAATTTGCCGTCCGCTGCGGCCTCTTTGATTTGTTTCATCAACCTTGGCAAAATGACATCACGCTCCCGTTTTTTGATTTATGCCTGAGCAGCCATAGCAACCTGATACATGTCGCGCGCATACAATTTCTCTTCAGACATTTCACCAGACCCTGTTTATTTCAAAAAAAAATCTATTTTATTTCCGTGACTTGACACTTGGTGATTTTCAGGTAGACGTTGCCATACTCGTCGGACTCGACAGTCTTGTTCAACTCCAACTCTTGCAGGGACTTGGCATCGATAAACTCAAACTCCAAGAGTTCCCGCGATTTTTCCAGAACACTCTCGGTAGAACCACAACACCAAAGCCCCCTGCGTTCACCCTCGCATGCATCCACCTCTTCCACGACATACACCGCCCGAGCACGATGATAGTCTTGAATGACTTCAATTAATTTTTCCACGGTCGTCATTTAGCCCCTGTTCTTTCTGGAAAATTACAATCTCAAAATGTGGAAAAGAGGGCCGAGTCCTGAATATCTCGAGAGCGAACGGAAGGCTGCAGAAAAAGCCAAAGCGGAAGCGCAAGCTGAAATTGACAAACGCTCTGCAGCTTTGCTCGATCAATTAAGGTTTGCGTATGAGCAAAAAGGAGAGGATTGTATTGAATTGCGCAGACACACTGACTATCCCGCGTTTATTGCAGAGACCATACTCACGCGCTCTGCTCTAAGCCAACTTGAAAAGCAAAACCGTCACATCTCTGTGTCCGAAAAGGCTGACGGCTATGACACATTTTTTAGAGTTTGTTATAAACCATGATGTGATTTGTTTATTTTTCACATTTTCCCGGGCACTGATCAGGCCCTGATTCGAGTTGAGGCTCAAACACAGCCGCACCGCCCGCACCCGCATCGAGGGGCGGCACATTATTGAACCAATTGTGCGCGGCCCAAAAAGTGAGCAGCGGCGTGACCCACGTGTGAGCACCCGTGGTGTTAATAAAGCTGTTTTGGCCGGGGCTCTCGAGCGGACCACCACCGAAATCCATGGTGAAATTGCCCAAGTCGCCGTTGGGAAAAAGTTCCTCGAACGCCGTGTTGGCCACCCCGCCCATGACCAACGTGGCACCGTAGTAGCTGCCGTTATCGAACGGAGGCTGTTGAATTGGCGGCGCGTTCCGGGCACCCGTGTTCTGAAAACAATTGTGGTGTGCCCGAATGGCCATGCGCTCGAACGGCACGCGCACACCCGTCACCAGCGCCGAGTCCACGTTCTCGATCACGTTGTGGTGGATGTCGTAGGTGCCACGTCCGATCGGCGTGATCACCGGGCGCGCGGTGAATTGCACAGGGGCCAGCGCAATGGTGGTGCCGGCGATGTGGTTGTCACACACCTCGTAGTGAATCAGCGGCGACTTGCCAAAGTAAATGTTACGCATACCCGTCATGCGACCCGTGGTGTCCACGATGTGATTGTGAGCCAAGCGAACATTGGCTTCGAACGTGCCGCCGGGGTTGTTTACATCAACGTTGATGTTGATGGCCGCCGCTTCCTCAAACGGTTCGATGACCGTAGTCACGGAAGGCACCGTCGGTGTCGCGGGCACTCGTCCAAACTCTCGCGCATGGCACTTGACAATGTCGACCACGGCGCCGGGTGCTTCAAGGAATCCATTGAATCGCACAAACACTGGCTCCAAGCAGCGCGTGAATGTGCACTTGGACACTTGGTTCACACCCCATTGGTAATTACCACGGCCCGGAAATTCGGTCTCGTCCACGTAAATCTGGTCGAGCGACACACCCGTTTGGACGTGTTGGTCAAACGCGCACCGGTGCACTTGGCCACTCACGCGACCTCCACTGCCCACGAGCGTCACCACACTGTCGGAGCGCGAGTTCGAGAAGGTGCAGTGGTGAATGTCGTATTCTCGCCGGGCACTGGCCGAGGCGACCTCGACTGGCGAAAGCATGTCGCCCGCACCCACGAGCACGTCGGCGGCATTATCAGTGAACGTGCACTTGTGCAGCGTGAGTTTGCCGCGTGGCCGCGTGTTCAGGGGTTGAAGTCTCCGCGGGTCGGTGACAGTGGCGTCGGTTTTGGTCGCACCGCCGTGGAAACTGATGGCGGGCCACGAACGCATCTCGACAAAGCTGGTGAAAAATTGGGGCTTGATGTCCGACGGGAACTTGATGTCGCCGGGATTGGTGTGAGCGAACGAGCAATTTTCAATCTTCAAGTTGTCGGCGTTCAACGCTTCCACGCCACAGCGGGCGGCCCCGACAATGCTCAAGTTTTTCAGTTTGTTGTCGCCGTTGGTCACAATCACGTCACCATTGTTCAGCGTGGCGTCGGGATTGCTCAGTCGCGCGCGATCCCGTTTGATTCCCACCACCTCTTGTCCGTCGCGCAACACGAGACTCCCACACAGCACGTTATGCGAGGGTAACACCACCAGCGTGGTCCATCGGTGAGCCTTGGCTTGGGCCTTGGCCAATGAGTTGTAAGGATAACACTTGGTTCCGTTGCCACCCGATGGGGCCCCGGCTCGAACGTAACGAATTCTCATTTTTTGAAACCAAAGCAAGATTTTCTGCACCAAAAACAGGGGCGCTACCATCAGTGAAATGGAGCAGGAAACGGAGCCCATTTGTATCGTGGGTGAAAGTGGAAAGGCAATCTACCATGTGGTCACCGACGGCGAGGAGTGGTTGTATTGTGACGAAGTCATGAGCCTGGCCTGCTCGGCGCTGGAAGTGATGTTGCCTCATCTCAATCCCACGTGCTTGGCATTTGCCAGCCCTGACACGGGCGACATCATCCCTTTTTCCGATGTGATTCGCGCCGGTGCCACGGTTCAGTTGCGATCCGTGAAAAATGACCCGATGGCGCGATCAACCCGCGACGCTTATGTCAAAGCATGGCCTGCGCCGCGAGATGAGGAAGACCTGGATTTTTACGGCGACGTGAAAGATCGGCCAATCCTTGGCGAGATTGTCGTCGAACACCAAGGCTTGGAAATCACCATTCCGCTGAGGCAAGACGAGATTGACGAATTCACTCTGCGGCGAAAAGCATGTGAATATTTGGGCTTGGATCGAATGGATTACAAATACCGCATTCAAAAACAGGGTGGACCATCCGCGATTCAGTTGCACACCTTTTACCCTGGAGACCATGTGTCCTTGGTCCAAGTCAGCCAGATGAAACATAACTGGAATCTCAAAACCTCCAGGAGAAGGGGCCTGATTCGGAAGAAAAAAGTGAAGCCACAACTGCCCATCCAAGTCACCACTGTGCTGGGACAAGGAGCGCACGCCGACCACACGGTCGAAATCGAGACCACCATTCAAGGACATCCGACACGTGACATTATTCGCCAGGTATGTCTCGAACAGGGCCTCGATGCTGAAAAGTATGCCCTATGTCACCGCGGGTGTCTCCAACGAGATGACCAGCAGATTTATCCGGGCACCCGCTGTCAACTGGTCAAGATCAAATAAAAACATTGGTGTAATCAGTAGTGTTTGGTCAGAAACCGTCGATAATGTCCAAATTGGTGGATGTTTTTTGGGATGATCAGGGGACGGAGTGTCAGCGTGAATGGCAGCAAGGCGAGTTACTCGGCACCGGTGCTCATGCCAAGGTGTATCACATGAGAGCCGGCGATGTCGAGGCAGCTGGAAAGTGTGTTTTGAAATCATCCTTGGAGAAACAATACAAACGCCAACACCTGCGCTCGGAAATCAGGATACACCGGCACCTAGATCATCCAAACGTGGTGAAATTTATCTCGTGGTTTGAGACACCTGAACAATTCACGATCACCATGGAATTGTGTGAAAATCAATCCCTTTACACTCTCTTGAAATCACGCAAGGTAATACTTGGTTAAAACATCGCGCACAGTGGTGATTTATTTTCTCTTGCAGCGCATCACCGAGGCTGAGACTCGATTTTACATGACACACCTGATGCAGGGTGTGCAATATTTACATGACCAGCGCGTGATTCACCGCGACTTGAAAACGGGCAACGTCCTCCTCAATCACGAGTTGAAGGTGAAAATTTGTGACTTTGGGTTGGCCGTGAAGCTTGATCACGACGCGGAGATGGTAAACGAATCGTGTGGCACACCCAATTACATTGCGCCGGAAATCTTGGACAAGGAACCTTACTCGTATCCGGTCGACATTTGGAGCTTGGGCGTCATTTTATACACGCTGGTCATTGGCCGACCACCGTTTGAAACAGACGCGGTGAAAACGACATGTTCGCGCATTCGCAACGTCATTTACTATTTTCCCACACGTGTTCAGGTGAGTGGCGAATTCAAGAACTTGGTTCAAGCCATCTTGAAACGACGCGATCGCTCGACCCTTGATGACATGATCAATCACCCATTTTTTCAAAACACACCCAACGAGCTACCACTCTCCGCACTGGTTATGGAACCTAAAAATCTTTAATCGATCCAATACACCAAAACAGGTTTCTGTTGTTCGCGCGCGACTCGAATCGAGTGTTGCGTGCCGCGTCCATGGCGACTGGGGAAGGCAATCACGTGAGTGGCCGCGGAGATGATGTCATAATTTCGCAAAATCCCCGCGCGTTTTCCGTGAGTTTTCCAATCGGGCTTGAAAATTAGGGTCTCAATGCCGCGTGCGTTGGCCCACTTTTCACCGAGCGAGTCGGCTCCTCGCGCACCTCCTGATACGACCAAAATGGGCGGCGTCGTTTCGGCGGACCACTCGGCGAGTGCTTCTCGCATCCAATCGTTAAACTGAACTTCATTTTGAAAGTCCCTACTTCCCACGATCGCCAATTTCATGCGCCCCTCAAAGTAAATATTTTATCACCTCGGGATCTTGCTTGATAGCTTGTGCCCAGAGTTCTGGCGATTGCTTGCTTCGATCGATTAGCCTGATTGCAGCCGGCTCCTCCTCTATGACAGCCATGCATAATTCAGGTGTTTGTTTTTCTATCGGAACATACTTGACAGCAGTTCCATCCTGTTTAACAGCTTCCATACAAATCAAGTCACTGCGAAATTCAAAGGGAACTAGCTCTAATGTTTCGCCATGAGACTTGAATGCAACCCGGCAGAGTTCCAAGGTATATTCCGGAACCATGTGTAGCACCCAACCATTGACAGTGAGTGCTATTTCACAAAGCTCTGCGGTGCGATGTTTCATGGGCACATACCTCAATACCCAAGGTTCCTTCTGCACCGCCGCGCGGCACACCGCATACGTTCGTCGTTCAAGTGGGAGATATGTAAAGATTTTAATGTCCTTTTCAATTGCGGATATCACGTCACCCTCAGGGATCGGGCACCCACGCTGCCATTTTCTTTGGAACAGGTGCAGCCGGTGATATTGGTGATCAGAATTGTTACCCACTGCGTGGACGCGTCGGCACACCCGAAGCAATACCGCTTGGGTGGACAAATCGCACACGAGAAAAAGACGATCCCAAAAGGGAGCAATAAATTCCATCTTTAACCCCTCCGAAGACTTTGGTTTTTATAGAAATTGGACGGCACTCACATTTTGGTTCACAGCTGCCACACAAATTTCCGGCGTGCGCAAATAATGGGGCACATATTGGATGGCGTTCCCATCTTGTTGAACAGCGGCCAAGCACACAGCGGGAGTCTTTTCCTCAAAGTTCAGATATTGGATAGCCAGACCATTAATCTGGACAGCAACGAGACAAACCTCTTTCGTGCGCCGTTCGTGGGGAACCCTACGAACCATACTACGAACTATACTAGTGTCAAGTTGGAGGGCTAACATGCACAAATCGTCAGTTAACTTTTCTGGTGCAATCCGGATAATGATATCCGGACGATACTCAATTGCCGCTCTCAACACTGCAGGGGTATGATTTTTGGGATGAATTAAATCGAATACACCAAATGCCTGACTTGCGATGGCGAGCAGACACAAGTCCTCGGTTTGGTCATCAGGGTGTATACTACCAATACTTAATGGGTTGCGTTGAACAGCCGACATTAGAACTTCAGGGGTCCGAATTTCGGTGGAACATAAACCAGGCAATAACCATTGCGTTCAACGGCAGCCAAGCACATCTCCAGGGTCAATTTTTCCGGCGGCACATATGTGAGATTGCAAGGTTTTGATTTCACGCTCAACATGCACATTTCAGGTGTCTTTAAATGATCCGATATTGCAGAGAAAATATCACCTTCAACAAGACTAGGTGATTAATGATTAGGGAATTGTTTTCTCTGCCAACAATGCTTGCGCAATCTCAGGCGCTGCATAACATGGCATGTTGACATGCCCACCGCGTGAACACGGTGACACACATTCAACAACGACACTTGTGTTTTCAAGTCACACCGTGGAAAAAGCAGATCCCAAAAGGGTGCCAGAAATTCCATCACCGCGCCCTGATTTTTCAATTTTTTTTACAGAAAAAAAGTTTTTTGCAGGGGTCATGTTTTCACTTCAAGACGTTTCGAATTTTCCAGACGCACTCATCACGTCGGTGTCCATTTACGACGACGCGTCAATCTCCTTGGCACACGCCGCCGGATTGGTGGGATTGGTTCAACAATCCTTCCACGTGCGATACGGTCACTTGGCACACAAGAACCCAAACCCCGCGGTTTACAAGGGATACAACAATCGCCCCATCAAATGGTGCATTTCCATCGACAACTTTCTCCACGTGCTGGAAAAAGAGGAGTGGTCCGCCGACGAGGTAGAAAAGGTCAGACTCCAGTTTTCTGACGTTCTCGGAACTTTTTCCCTTGCAGGCGGCGACGAGGATGAAGACGAGGTCTCTTTGCCAGCCCGCAAGCGATTACAGGAAAAGCGTGTTGCACCATCAGGTGTGCCGGACCCCAAGGGGCGCGCGACGAAACGCTCCAACTTGGGCGCGCTCTCGGTCAAGATGGACAAGTTGACCGAGTTGGTCACCCACAAGCTGGATCAAGTGCAAATGGAGCGCGACGTTGAATTTCTCCATCAGCAATTGCAGCATCGTCCGGATTTCAAAGCCGCGTGGGATGCACACCTTGAACGCCTGGAAACCGAGGAACGAGCCCGGTTGCGGCGGGAGCTGATCAGTCAGTGTGGTGCTGCGTGGCGCGCCGACGTCGAGCGCGAGTTTAAGCAGGGCTTGAGAGCTCAGCAAAATCAGAAAAATCACCTGCGCGAACAAAGCAACCAGGCCTGGGTTCAAGCGCTGCTCTCGAGCTTGAAATGAAACATTTTTAGAAAACAATGTGGGGTTCCCGAATTCACGAAATTTACCCTCTTCTCCCAGCAGAACCACGTTCTCAGATTCGTGATCTGTATCCTTTCTGTGATCCACGTAGCACCAGGGGTAACCTGTTTCAAAACTGGGTCGATCGCATCTCTCGCGAAAAAGAAAGTCGCTTGAAATTCGAGCTCGAATACGCCCGAAGAGCAGAGCGTGCGCTGGAGCAACATCAGAAAGAACTCGAGTATGCGGCCAAGTTTCCCACCATGGAACAGTTGCTCGATCTCCGGGCTTATGTGACAGCTCAACTGGAACACGTCGAGCGCAAGATCCAGAGCCTGCAGGCGACAGGCGACGCGGTGGCACAGCTGTCGTCGGACGCGCTGTTTTCCATTTTCCGACACTTGGACCACGACAGCCTGAATGTGTGCGCCAAAGTGTGCCTTCGTTGGATGGACGTTATCCGCCGCCATGCTGAAAACCTCTACGTGCAACAAACTCCGGAATTTTCCGTCGAGTATCTCGAGTATTTCACCGAACGCTCACCGCCTGATTGGTTTACCATGCGGCACTTGTTCAAACTCACATCACGGACCAAGATCTTTTGCGGATTGCTGTCGCTCGCCCCGACTGATCAACGGATTCAACAGTTATTGGATTCGCTCGATCGCGAGCTTCAACAACTTGAAAAAGGCCTCACGCTGAAATTCTCCAAGCTCTCAAAAAAGGGCCACCAATCAGAACAACCCTTCGCCGTCACCACAGAATTGGAATCCAAAAATATTGTATTTGACGTGCACTTTCTGGTGACCGACACCAACCCGCTGGCCGCATGTGACACCTTCACGATATCAGACGTGAAATCGTTGGATGAGCTGGTTGCCAAGCCCGTCACGGCCGTCCGATTCCAAGCCGAGAATTTTCAAATACACGTTGAGGTTTCCTGAAAAAAGTTTCTGAAAAACTTGATTTTTTTTTCATTTTGAAAAAATTCGACCATTGTCCGAAAAAAAATTGAGTGGTCACTCGAAAAAAAATCAGTCAAAAAATTTTTTGGTGTCCAACCAGAATCTGATTTTTCCAAATTGGATTTTTTCAAAATCGACTTTCTGGAAAAGTTTTCATGGGGCAGCCGGATAATGACGAGAAACGCCGCTGGAAATGCCTGGTGCAATTCGGCAAACCAAGCAAAATTTACCACGCTACCCGCGAAGATCACCGATTTCTGGACTATCTCCGCCGGCACCTCCACGTCTTGTTGGGGAATCTAGACGCTGCAGAAACAATTATTCGCTGGCTCTTGCGAGAGCGATTAGCGGAATTAAAACCCGGTCATTATGAGCTGGTGAAAAATCATTGGGCACATAAGCTATCACCGCATGGCTTTTTGAAAATGTCGGCCATATTTGTGGATTTCAAAGTGCCCATTGATTTCGAATTCTTTCACCAATACATGTGGAGTTTTCGCGTGCTTGGCTACGACCCTGGCAAATCATTCATGTTTTATCTGAATTGGACGAACGATCCCAATATCTTGTCACAGATATCCCAATATTTTCCAACGTCTCTCTTGGAACTCGTCAAGATGTTGTTGCTTGTTCTTAATCGACAGTGTCGTCACATGTTCTCCAGCATGATCAATCCGTGGACTCAAGTCAAGCACCACATTTTATTCTTTGTGTTTGCCAATTGGCAAATCAGCGAGTTTCGGATTGCGCGCCCGCTTAATACAATTTCTCCTTGATCCACTCCACAACTCTGTCCAAATTCTCTTCCTCGGCACAGGTGATCATGGCGGGAAAGAGTGTGGGTTCGTCAAGCGCCAGCTCCTGTTCAAGCTCGGGGTCGATCCGGTTGAATCGATCACCCAACAACGCGCGGCACAACGTGGTCGTTTTGTCAATCATGCCACGCCAGAGCACCGTCGGCAATTGAGTGGCCCACTGGTAATAGCCGTAATTGTGTGCATCGTCAGCCATGTATTGTCGCACGTGCCCAGTCGAGAGTGATAGCACCACCACGTCTTCGAGGGGAACGTTCAATTGAGCAAGGGCGTGAGCCACGGCCAAATCCGCCGGGTTGTGTGCAAACACTCCACCGTCCACATACGATTGCCAAGCGGGAAAATAAATGGGAGCCGCGCATGTCCGCATCAATACGTCGCGCACTTTTTCACTGCCATGTGTGGCGGATGTAAACACGCGTGTTTCCATGTCTCGCTCTGGTGACGCACGCTGATTGTCGAGCAAAAACGCGGGCACCAAGCAAGGCACGTGCGCGTCTGCCAACGTCTGGTCTTGCCACACTTCTTGGCAAAAGAGAGCGAGCGCGCGATTGGACCACTTGGCCGATGACACGGAGTAGTGCCCCTGTTTTTCACCAAACACTGCGCGCGAGGTGAGCAACATCATCTCGCGGATGGTGGCCGGGTAATGGCCAAACGCCAAGGCCATGGCCAAAAGGGCTCCGTTGCTGGTGCCGGCGAGCATGTCCACGCGCCCAAGGAAATGAGGAATATGTTTCACGATGCGCTCGAGCACAATACACGGGATGATGCCGCGAGTGCCGCCGCCGTCGATGGACAACACAAAGAAGGGTTTCCGTCGTGATGGCGAAGACGCCCGCCGGGTGCCAACGACATCGGCACCTCCGGCGGCATTTTCCATGACGTCGTGCAGGGTGTTGAAAAACTCCAACATTGTTGCATCTTGATCGGACACTGGACACGCGGGCGTCGGGTGATCTAGCGCTTGGGTGATGGACATTTTCCAGGCGTCACACAGTTGCGGTGATGCGCAGCGCAACGTCAAGATTTTCGATTCGGTCGCCACGTGAAAAATACACTTTGATGTGCCACTGATGCCGTTGTCCCCGTGCCCTTCAGGGGATGATGAGGCACATTCTTCAACTCGAGCGCGCGCCAAGGACACGTGGCCCAATTGTGATAGCTCGCGAATCACCAGCACACTTTCTTCAGTTTCACTTGGGGCCGGCTGAAAATCGAGATGGCGCACACACCATGTCTCCCACTGCGTGTTGGGGTAGGCCAGGAAATAGACGGCGCCGTGGAAAGGTTGTGCGCGATGTTTCAAAATGTCGACCCATTTCCGCGCGTGTTCTTTGATGGGCACGGCAAACGTGGTGTGACCCACGCGGACCACATGACCACTCTCGGCGGCGAGCGTGAATTGAAAAGGTCCCAATTCCACTCGAGTGTCCGCGGTGACGGAGCACGACATGGTGGACGTCACCGAATAGTAAAATAAAGCGCCGCGTTTCAAGATGAAATATCGCTCTTTCCAGCGGCCAACACGAATGTCGCGCGACATGGAAATCGGCTGCTTGAACATGCACCCGTGTCCAACAAGGGTGGAGACAGGCGGGTGATTGTTATCTTTGAATTCTGTCAACTCCGCCTCTTCAGCGTTCTGAATTTCATGTGCCTTGACAGCACCGGCGGTATTGCCCATGTTGTTAACTTGTTAACCCTTTGCAATAAAACCTTTTCTTTATTTTAGAGCATGGAAGACGAGGAGTTTGACGCATTCATTCTCGAAGAGTTTGGTGGGAGCACCCCCTCAAGTTCACCGCCACGTATTCCGCGCGCGGGTGGTGTGTCGGAGGAACAGGCGCTGGCCGAACAAGCCGCCATGGTGGAAGAGGTGAACGAGCTGAGTGACGCCATTCGCGGCGACGTGATTCTTCAACTCGGACGAGAGGTGGTCAACTACGAGACGGGTGAGATCGAGATGACACCCGAGGTGGTCGAGTATTTGAAGCAATACTTGGACGATTACTATGACCTTTTGAAGAGAGTCCAGGATGACTTTCAGAAACTCAAAAAAAAGAGCCAACGTGATCGGTTCAGAGAGAGATTTTCCAGGCGCCTGAAAGACTTGACCCGACAAGAACTGGACGAAGCCCGCGACTACATCCGACAATTGCGCGCGGAGAAGCCAGCGCCACGGCCTCGGCGAACTCCACCGTCCGAACTGGCCGAGCGGTTGAAAACCAAACTGAAAAACAAGGAAGATCTCAGCCCCCAAGAACAGCGGGAGTTGATGCGCTTGAGCGACCAGACGGCCCTGAACACGGCGCAAACCATCCGCGAGCTAGAGATGGAGTTGCGAAAAATGGCCGGACGCGTGACCGAGCAAGAATTCAATCCACAGCGCGCTGGAGAAGAATACCGTGACATTGTTTTGGAACCGTTGCAACTCTCAGACGATGACGAAGACGAACTCAGCAGCGCCACCGTCAGTTCGGATGAAGAAGAGCTTGCAGCACCATCGCGCCCGATCCGAAACGACCAAGAAGCCCTGGATTTTTGCAGCCGATACGCTCGGGGAGCTATCACTGAACAGGAGTCCCTGGAGTTCATCGGGTATGCCACACGGCGCAAGCTGCTCGAACCCAAGGCTCTTGAAGAAGCCACGATTGGTGAATTGTGCGCGCTACTCAAAAAGCGGATCGAGTTTGAACGGCAACGACCTTCTCCCTCAGCTGCGAAACAGTCAAAGAAGGCAAAACAGCCGGCGCCTGCCAAGAAGCGAGAGAGACCAGAGGCCAAGTCGGGTGACAAACAGCCGACGAGAAGGGTCGAAAAAAAATCCAAACTTTCCAAGGCTGACTTGACTGCTCGGCAAGAGTATGCGACCAAACTCAAACGAGTGAAACTGACACAGCTCAAAAACACTGGACAGATTATGCGCTACCCCGAGTTTGACACGCGAATCGACGCACTCTTGGCAGCCGAGTTGGCCAACCCCACGGATGATTACAAAGTGCAGTGGATGCAAAAACTCAATCAATAAAACTTTATAGCGTGTGATAGTTTTTCAAAATGTGAGGCCACCACTTGTCCCAAGCCCGGGCGCAGGGATACACTTTCCAATCAACGCCATCGGCGCCATCACCGTTGACGTTTTCAGCCACAATCGTGCAAACCAGCGTGGGTTGGGGGATGGGTCCCTCGTGCACTACCAGGGACATCTTGGTCTGTTCGCCCGCGTATGACGATGGCAAGTGAAAATCAATGTAAGCATTTTCGCCGCTTTCCAGTTTGATCAACGGCACCTTGTCCAAATTGCGAAATCGCAACGGACACAATCCAAGCGCCGAGAGAGTAGTGTTTGGACAGTGGTCCAGATTGATCAGGCTCTTGGCCAAGTGCAGGTGATGATGATAGAGGGCCCGGAACGCATTGGCATCCTTGGTCTCACCAATTGAAGTGCTGCCAAAGTAGTAGGGTAGAGCGGGAGAAGAGAAACTCGCGCTTGGCATCACCGGCAAAATCAGGCGGTTCGGTGGGTCATCATGGGGCGAAGAATGTGTTTCAATCTGGCATGGTAAACTAAAGGAGAACATCTGATTGACCAACATCCAAAAATCGGAGCGGGGTTGTTTAAAGTGTGACACCTTATAAAACCACACATACCGCGGGTCTTGAAGGTAATCCGTCCATATGGAATTTCCAAGGTCCACACTGTGGACTAAAAATCTCAGCATGTCAGTCACTGTTTTGTCATTTTTCAAATACATCAATGACTGCGTTGCACTATTCCTACCCAAAGCCCATTGAACCAAAATCAGAGAAAACCCAAAATTCCATCCACTGACCCTCCATTTTGCTGCTGCCTCCTCCATCCACTTTTCCAAGGAGCCCAAATCATGCGACACCTGATACGCTTTCCAGTGTTTGGCTGCCACCTGAAGATGTTCCGCCGCGTAAGTCAACTCCCACTTTGGGGTCAACTCCCACTTTGGGATCTTGTTTTCTTGCTTCTCTTCATCAGACATGTGACCACGCAGTGATTCATACATGGCGAGCCTGACCAGTTTGCTTGGACCCCGCGACAAGTTCTGAGACATGGTTCGGAAGCGCAAAAAACACGTGTGTTGCATGACCGGCAACGTCATCAGTGTGTTGAACTCGCTGACCAACTCGGGCTTGACCAAGACGGGTGCCAAATGATCCTGGGCCAAATATTCGGGCGTGATTTTGGGAGCCCCGCTGGCAAAGCCACTGAATTTCAGCAGGAGAGCCGATATGTAATGGGGCAAAAAAGTGGTGGAATGCATCATGGCCGCGTGACCTGCTTTACAGGTGCGTGCAACCGCCAGGGCATCCCGGAAACACAAGTGTTGGCCCAAGAAACGGCCACCGAACGCCAAGCCGTTGACATTGATCAACAAGTCGATCAGCAGGTTGGGTGGCGACGACGATCGAATGGACTGCAACATTTCAGGCCCGAGTTTGGATGTTTGCTTGACATCAGGTGGGAGAGATTTCTTGGGTCTCCCACAGAGACCGCGGCGACCACCCCTGGACATCTTTGTGGGCTGGTAATCAGGGTCTTGATCGGCATTGTTGGAATTTCGGCGTTTTTTGGTGGACATTTTTAAATTTTCAGCAGCCCTATTTTCAGAAATCCATTTTCAGAAATTTCCCGATTTTGAAAAAAAAACTTTCATCCACCGAAAAAAAATGAAGCTCAAATTTTTTTTTTTGGGTTGCTCAATTTTTTTTTTTGACCAGCTGGATGGAATTTTCAGAAACTTCGAAAAATCATTTTTCTGGAAATTTATTTCAGGATGTAGTTTGCCACTTTCTTGAATTTTATGCGCTGGTATTTACGGAAAACAGAACGGGCGGTGGGTATGAGACGCGATATCTTGGATCCAGCCGCGGAGTGCTTCTAGCGGTTCCACCAAATCTTCGCAGGTATAACCCGACATCTTGAGAATTTCTGTTTGTGCCCACTGCTGCTTCTCGTCCTCCTCCGGATCAGGGTTGATCAGGGTGTGAGCGAGGGAAACCGCTGCAGTGGTGAGCAGGGATGGGAGAAATCGGTTGTGTTCGGGATGCAAAAGCGCCGTTTCCAAGACCAACCTGGTCAAGTAATATCCCTCATCTCCGCGGGCATATCCGCCGGCCTTGCTATAGACGTCCAAGAAAGTGTAAGGCGTGGGTCTCATTAGATTGTAATCGAGTGTTTCCAAGACGCGTTGTTCCATCTCGAGCAGCGCCCATCGGTCAAAGGCATGGTCCGAGACGTAAACAAAATCGTCCGCGGCAGCCGGGTGTAAATCGTGGAATTTCGAAGCGATCATCATGCACGTGCATCCCACCAGCTGCAGCGTTTTGCTGTTGATTTCCACGTTGGACGCGAGCATGCGGTCCACCATGCTGACCGAAGTAAACAGTGTCGCCGTAATCAAGCGGTATTCCTCGCAAACATCAATCATCCAATCCACCAAGATTAGACGCATTTTCCAGTTCACTCGTTTACCGTCCAATTCGCCAACTGCGCCGCATGATGCAATCTCCTGCTCGCGAACGATATGCATCCATTGGTGCTTGGCGGATTTCTGGGTCGACTCTGTGTCATCGTCCGCGCTGACAATCCAAGTGAGGGTTTGGTCACACAATCATGGGTGATATACTTACCGTGGTCGTTTCATTGTCTAACAATGGATCAATGTTTTTTGTCGATAAATTAAACTCGCACTCTGGAAAACTTTTTGGGCATGCGCGGTGAACACGAAAAAATTGGCATGTTATTCTTCCTGCTTGTGACTGCCGTCATGGCTTCAACCGAAACGTCTGTGACATCGCCGCCGGTGTGGTGTTGTTTTCACGGATTCCATTATCACGAGTGTTACGAACGCGTGGATGCCAAAGGATGTGCCATCGGCGAGTCCATCGTGTGGCCGCGGCCGCAGCGATCCGAGACCATGGTGTTTGGCGACACGCTGAAAACGCTTCGATACCCAACCATGAACGGCGGATTCATGGTGTGTTCTGATGTGCCCGAGTGTGCACCCACCGAAGCGGGCGGAGCGTTTCTCCGGGGCGTGATCAAGAACTGTCGTGAATGCCGCGGCCGTTGAACAGAACACCCGGAAAATAAACTGTATGTGTAAATGCTAGTCTGTTACGCTTTCAAGGACTACGTCCAAAATGGTCTCGGCGCCGACCTGGTGCGGCTCACTGGCCAGCGCTGATCACCCGAAATATTACGGGCTAATCAAGCAAATAAAAAGTCAAGTCAAGGGGTGATGGGAAATTCCACCAGTTCGTTGAAAAGGCGAATTGAGAAACAGTTTGATCTTTTGCATGTTCAGTTCGAGCGCAACCTGATTTCTTGCGAGAACCTCTCTTTAGCACGGGAAATCTTTTACAGCCGCACTCATCTTGGACGTATCCAGGCGGAATTAATACCCAAAATGTTGAGCGATGTAAGGCGCAGAAGACTTGTTGCTCTAGGCGGAGATCCTTACAAAGAGATCCTCAAGCTCAACACCCTGATTTCCAAGTATATCAACAGCACCAAGGGTGGCCGAGACTTTGGGCGGGAAAACAAACAGCTGAAATCCGAGATTGAAAAACTCAGAAATTTCGAACCTGAAAAAATATGAAAAATCCCATTTGGAAAAAATAAAAAAAAAATCTGACCAACTTTTTTTTTCCGAGATCAAATTTTTTTTTTCGGGTGACTCAATTTTTTTTAGAGCCTGGTCGGGGTGCCGGGATGAAATTTTTCAAGATGGGATTTTTCTGAAATTTTTTATTTGGCCGCGGTCATGGTCGATGAGCGTCGTAGGGCTGTTTACACCACTCGCCAGATACGCGCTACGAGGGTGCTTTCAAGACGGATAATACGGATTGGTCATGTCGGTGGTCCACGAAATCGGGTGCATTTCCGCCGGCCTTGGTTACAGTGTCCGTCAGAATCGCGGGATTCTCATAGTAACCCAACCGTTCTCGAACAAACACCATGAAACCATTCAGGTGTGTAATAAATCACCAGCGTGATCAAAGTATTCATTTTTCTCCTAAACGCGCCTTACATTTTCCGCACACGCACACATGTGATTCCGCTTCTGCCCCACGCCGCGGCGGGCCAACGATGCCACGCGCCGCTACTTTTATCCGCGCACGTGGCCAGCTCCGCGCGGTCATCCACGCGCCACATGTTGAACACACTGGGCTGGTTGGGTGCACTGAATCTGTTAAAGCCGAGATCGTTAAAGGCCGGCGGCGGCTGTTTCAGCTGGTGGTATTTCAAAAATTGCCGCTGCACCATGCGGTGACACAACGGACATTCGACTTCCTCCACAGCGCACTTTTTCAAGTGTTGTGCCCATTCGCCGCGTGATGATCCAATACGCTTTTTGCCACACCCCCATTTGCACGCAAAGTTGTGCTGGTCCCAACATTCGAACCATTGATGTCCTTCTTTGACCATCTCGAGTCGCGTTTTCTCTTCTCCGCAGCCATTGCACTGCATCATCTGGTAGGGACACTCCGAGACATGCCGCCACATGTCCCAACGTTGCGTGGTGAACGAACAACTCAAGCCACGACAGCGCACCTTATTCAGCTCGATCGGAACGGTAACTCTGAGGCGCTGCAGATCGTCCGGTTGACATTTTCGGGTCACGTGGCGGTTATAATTTGCTTTTTTCACAATCGCCGGACAATACGGACAGGCCACGAAATGTTCACACAACTCTTCCACAGTTTTGAATTTCTTGTATCCCAATTGCTTGCGCGCGCGGTCCACGAAATCCCGGTGCATTGCACGTTCAATCATGAGTTCTCGATACTTGGACGACCGGTCCTTGACGGTGAGCACGTGAAACACCCGATGTGCCAACAAAAGATTGAGGTAATCTTGGGGTGTCACATACTCATTCAACCACAGGCGAATCACGTCCTTGGGGACGTCCGACCAAGACGCCATGTTTTCATTTGAAATGAAATAGTTTTTGGTGATTTCCAAACTTGTGAAAGGGGGTCCGGATGGAATTCATTTCACCCTTTTGGGATTTGCTTTTTTTCCGATGTGATTTGCCGGAGCAAGCGCGACTGATGCGAGTGTGCAGCCGAATTTACCGCGTCGGCACCACCGATTCACGTATGATGCATCGTCTGAAAATTCAACACCGCCGCTGGCAGGCTCGGGCACTGCCTGATCAAACACCAGAAAAGTGCCTTGTGATGTGTCAGAAAGATGGTTATTGGCTCAGATATGTGCATTACCAAACACCTGAAATTTGCCAAGCTGCAGTCACACAAGATCCACATGCTCTCAAATTCGTGCATGAGCAGTTCAAAACGTTGTCTCTTTGCCTGCAAGCCGTCCGTCAAAGGGGAAGTGTGATAGATCTGGTGCCCCGTCACTTGATCACTTATGAAATGTGTAGAGCCGTGTTACATTCCATGGATTCATACAAGGCGTTCTCGTATGTGCCAGAGGTTTTTCGAACTCCAGACCTTTGTCTGGCCGCCGTCAAGCGATCGGGGGAATGTCTGAGTTACATCATTCCCAGCAAGCAAAGTCTCCGTATTTGTAAGGCCGCCATCAAGAAATCACCGGCTGCTCTACGCCATGTTCACCCTGAAAACTTAACAGAAGAGCTTTGCTTGTATGCCGTCCAACTCGATTACTGTGCGTTAGCCTACGTTCCAAGGGAAAAACAAACGCGCCAAGTATGCTTGGCTGCTATCCACCAATGCGGAAGTGCTTTGAATTACGTGTATCCGGAACGCCAAACCCTTGAGATGTGTCGCTCGGCAATCCAAAAGGATCCCCAAAATATGCTGTCCGTGCGAATTTTTGATCGAATCGATCCATTTAATGCTTCGTCTCTGTGATTTCAATAAACGCGTCCAACGCTCGGCACTGGTCTTCCTCTTCTCTGATCATTTTCATGTTGGCTTTGTGGAGCATGTCGTTACCTTCCATTCGTTCTTGTAACTGCTTTTTTAGGATTTCATGGTTATCGATTTCTATCCTCTTCCTGTTGCTAGAACGCAGTTCCCAATCATCAAAATAATAACTATTGTGGTGCTTAAAGTAAGTGATCAGGTAATTTTCAGAGTCGTCATATGCCAGATCCAAGAGCAACTGGGGATACTCTGCAGGTTCCATGCCGGAAATGAAATCCCAGTGCTCTGGATGAGATTTCATACAACGGCCAGAGATTGGTCCTAACTGATTTTCAAGACCTCTCATTCGGTTATAGCAATTCCTTAGATCCCCTTTCCTGTCAGTTGAGAGCCCATACTTGCCAAACAAATCTTCAAATTCTTCCTCAGGCACGATGTTATAATGAAGGCCCACAGTGAGGTAGTCACTCCAACATTTAGAGTAGGGCATCCGGAATTTCGGGCATCCAGGCTTCGGACACTGATTTAGATATTCACAATTGCAGAGGGAGAAAAAAGTGGTGTGCTCCAAAAACTTGAGCTTGTCTTCCACGGAAAGGTTGTGCATCAAAAATGAAAAGCACTTGAAAAACCAATAGCGGTTGCAATGATACGTCACAAATGTGTCCATCCACGAACACGTGAGGCGCAGTGTCAACGTATCGCGCGGGTGCAACTCTTTCACAATCAAGCGCAGCACATCTTTCGGTAAATCCAAAAACAGACCCTGCATTTTTTTAGATTTGAAATGGGTCGCTATCTTTTTTTCTGCGCTGGATTTTTCACTGGAAAGCTGGTGGAGCACAACATGGGGTGGAAATCTTTTTACAATTTTCAGCATCGCATCGGAAACTACGAGGCAGAGTTGTCGCTGGGCATCCCGTGGGGTCTGTGCGAACGTGAATAAAATCTGTTGTGTATCCATAGAAATGGGACGTGTGTTTGCTTTTGTCAGCGGCTTGGCGGCTGGAAAATTCGTGACGTCCAATATGGAATCGCGCGAGGTAAAGTCAGGCCTGCATCGCTTGGGCAACGTCAATGTCGAATACAGTGTCATGGTGCCCACCGGCTGGAAAGCAGAGGCCGACTATCGTGAACGGTCGACAGTCAAATGGAAGGTGTGATGAAATAAATGTTGTTGATACGCTAGAAACCATGGTGAGATATCAGGGAGGGAAACATCGCATTGGACGCGATATCGCCGCGGTGATCAAGAAAATCGAGAAGGGCATGGGTTTGGAAAACACGCCCTACTACGAGCCCATGGTGGGCGCCGGTGGCATTTTCAAGTGGATGGCCAACGATGATGAAGCGTCGTCGTCGTCACGCTCAGACAGCCGATCACGCAGACGCCGAAATAGACGACGTCGTCCACGCTTCGCTTCCGATGCCAACCGGGACCTGATCTCCATGTGGAACGCCCTGAAAAAGGGCTGGCAGCCCATGGAAAATGTCAGCGAAGCCGAGTGGAACCGGCTGAAACACTCCAAGGGGCCGACGCCTGAACGCGGTTTCTGTGGCCCGTTTCTCAGTTTCGGCGGCCAAACGTGGTCCGGGTATGCCAACAAGTATGACGACAAAACCAACTATGCCAAACAGGCGGCCAAATCGATCAATAGTTTTCGGGACCGCATGAAAGATGCCACGTATTGGGGTGGTTCTTATTTGGACATCCCCCACGAGCCCCGCGGCATGATCATCGTGGCCGATCCACCCTACGCGCAGAGCAAGGTGGCCAAGCCTAACAAAGATTTTGCTCAATTTGACCACGACACCTTTTGGCGCACCATGGAGCGATGGGGTAAACACAACCTGGTCTTTGTGTGCGAAGAGGTGGCGCCTGACAATGGCAACTGGGTGGTGGTGTGGCAAAAACCCTATCGGCGCGGCGCAGCCAACCAGCGGAAAAACACCCGGCAATATACCGAGCGCGGCGAGAAGGCCCCGGTCAAAATGAGCGTTGAAAAGCTCTTTCTCTACAAAACACCCCCCAAACGGTCGGTGTTTGATCGACCCAAGTTCCCGTTTTGAGAAATAAAGTTTTTCAGAAAACAGCCCCAATTTTTTCAAAATCGGAAATTCTCAAAAATCCTCCTCCCAGAAAAAAAAGTTGGGACCTAAAAAATTTTTTGAGTTGACCAATTTTTTTTTGCTCAGAAATTTTTTTGGTTTTTTTAAAAAGTTGCATTTTTTGGAAATTTCTGAAAACATTTTTCTGGTTTTATTCGGTCAACTGATCGGACGGTGAAACAGTGTCGGCGACGCCGCCAATGACCAGTTCATCCTTTTCCAGGCGTAGTGAGATACTCTCTTGGTCATTCACTGGCACCTGCAGGGTCTCGCCGCGTTCCAGGGCAGCCTCCCGTTCGGCAGCTCTTTTTTTGGCGGCAGCCTTTTGGGCCTTTTTCATGCGCTTGCGTTTCGATTTGCTTGGCGCTTGCTTTAGCAACTCTCGCTTGACGTCGCTCACGTCGGTGGGGTCCAAGCGGTTGTTTGGTTTCACGCCAGCGGTGGATTGAGCCACATGGTTATTTTTCATCTCTGGCAAAAAAGGGTGAGGCCAAAATGTGGTCACAACGTGGTCATGACATGAAGCTTACCTAGTCTACGTTTGCGCAACTCGTATCGTCCCTGGCCACCGCGCTGGGCTTTCATCTGGGTTTTCCGATACTGCAGTCGCGCGCGTGCAATTCGCATGTTCATTTCTTCCTTTTGCTCGGCCGTCCATGTGGCATCGCCGGCGGCCGACATCAGGTCCTGGACGTTGATATCCTGAAAGTGACTCATATTTATGTTTTCCGAAGAATAAAATGGTGTCCATCACAACACAAGCCGATGTGGATCGGTGCTTGGCCGGACCCGAACCAGAAGACCATTTTCACCAGATCGCTTGGTTTTATGACCGATCACCGCCGCGCGACACTGAACATGCTGAAGAGCTGGCCAAACAATTTTACCAGCGATGTATCGATGCGCGCGCCACAGATTGGCAGATCTCTACCTATAATTTGGCTCACATGTTGCGTTTCTCGGACACTGATCGCGCCATCCAGCTCTTGCACACCATCGAAGACGACGATGTCGATGCACTCTCGTTGTTGGCTCAAATATACGCCCGCCGCGATGGTGAAAAATGCTTGCACTATTACCAGCGCGCGTGTGACGAAGATGTGAATCGGGACCGGGCTGCCAAGACCATGTATCAGCTGGCCAATTTGTATTATCACACGCACTGGTGTGGATGCAAATTGCAGAAGTCACCCGAGCAGGCGTTCGCATGGTATGTGAAATCGGCGGAGGCTGGTTTCTCCAAAGCGTGGGCTCGGGTGGCCGATTGTTATCATCGGGGTCTCGGCGTGACGGTGAGTTTTCACAAAGAAACCGAAGCCCTGCTGCGCCTGCCCGAAACCGAGTGGGATCAAACGACCAAGTTCAATTTGGCGTTTTATTATTACCGCGGCCGCGGGTGCATTGTGCCGGACCGCGAACGAGCGTTACGTATGATGCGCGAACTTGATCAGGAGTATGGCGACGCCGACGCTCAGTATGTGTTGGGTGAAGCGGCCGAGCGTGACAAGGATCTGGATCGCGCTCGTTTCTGGTATCGAAAAGCTGCGCTTCAAAACGAGGTGTCATCGGTAAAAAAACTTTGGCAGTTGGCAGAAAGTGCCGGCGACTTTGACGAGGCCGTCGAGCACCTCGAACACCTGCTGCGCATTCGGCGTCAATCACGCGCGCACTTTGACACCACTATCACGTCCCGCACGTTGTGGGTCGACCTTCACACGCTGGACGCGCTTTTTGAGAAATTGGCCGACACGCAAAGACGTTTGCAAGAGTGTGAACTGCGACCACCGGATGCATGTGCGGGTGGTCGACTCTACGAAGATGCCAAACAAGCGTTTCAGCAGCATGCCGTCGAAAATGATGTGACCTAGGGTTTTATTGTTTCCACACTTTGCTCGCCTCCGTGTCTGATCCACCCTCGCATTTGGTCAGCTGGAAAACCAGATGCGGTTCGACGGCAAACGCTCTAAGCACTGGCGGAAACAGTTGAGAAATATCTCGACGCGGATGCATGGTGTAACAAGCGGGTATAAATTCGTCGACTGGGATGATTGATTCATGGAAATCCGCGGCCAGTATCCGCTGGACACCCGAGCGGCTGAGCACATACCCGTAAAGGCAATAGGAAAAGCCCGGCTCTACCACCTCCGCGGCACCTTCGGCACATTCGACGCCTGCGGTGACGTCCGTCACGGGGTGATCATCGTATCCCTGTTGAAGCACTCGACCCAAATACAATACATCCCAAGCGCCGAGTTGTTCAATTGTGCGCTCCACTTTTTCCGGCACCGTTGGATCGCATCGAATGTCATCTTCGAGCACCACCACATACTTGAGCGTCGGGTCCTGCTCAAAGGCTTGGTGAGCTCGCCGCCACACAGACAAGTGTGAAAAGGAACACCCAATTTCTCCTAATTTCAGCGGGCGGTTCCACCACGCGTTGTTGGAGTCGGGCAGTTTCCAGCCGTCATACAGTGAAATACCCGCTTCCCGCAGCGTATCGCCGCCGGTAATGGTTGAACCGTCTACAGGGCCTGGCCAGTCGGTGGTGAATTCCGCGGCGGTCAACCAAGCGGGTGGTAATGCTTTGCGCACGTGTTCCAGGCGATCCGGTCGCCGTTTCAAGTTGATCACAAACACTTTCATTTGTTTCAAGCGCGAGTGGAAATTCGCTGCTGCCACAACGATGGCCTTTTTTATCTCTGTTCAGAAACAGAAAAATGAGCAGTATCGCGCAATCAGTGAACGAAGCCATCAGCCGCCTGACGAGTCGGCGCACCCCATCATCTGGCCAAGGTGTCCGCCAATCAGGCGTTGGACGGAAAGTTATGCCCGCCACAAAGGGTGCAAATGTGTTGAGAAAAGATAACCATCGCATGCTTTTGGGCGTGTTGCTCTTGGGAGTTGCCGGCGTGGGTGGATACTTTTTAGCGAAAAACTTGGGCAAATAAAAAACAACTTTAGATGTTGATCAGACGACTCTTTTTGTGCGGTGTTTTGGGTTGCAAACCGCTATCGCAGGTGCGTTCTGGACTCCCTTGAGGGCGGGCGCGGGGTTTCAGTTTAGCAACGTCGGGGTTGGACAGGCGCACAATGCGTTTCACCGGCGACTTGTTCACCGGCTGCTCGAGCTGCGCTTCGAAGCGATCACGGATGGCGCTAAACGCGGTGGCCGACGCCGGGATCTCCACAGAGCTCAACGGAAACGCGTCGTCGAGAAACATGCGTTGAGCCACTCGGTGTGCAGTGGGTTTGGCGCCATCTGCACTTTGGAAACGCTTGCCATCGGCGGACGCCAGCAACGCTTCAATGCTCCCGTGTTTCTTGATCAGGCGCTGCGCATTCACCGGGCCAATGCCTGGCAAACGACCCGGAAAATCGGTGCCTGATAAGATGCAATAGTCCACAAACTGAGAGTGCTCGGTGAAACCCAAGTGTTGCATGAGTGGCTCCAAATGAATCAGCCGCTGGGCTCGTTTGCTCGAATGGAAATGCTGAAAGAAAAAAGGGGCACCACACACGAGACAGTCGTAGTCGTCCGAGACAATGACGTCTGCCAACCCGTGTTTCACCAGCCACGCGCCGGCCTGTTCGGCTTCGTAGTTGGCCGTCATGAACGGAATGCCTTCGCGGCGAAAGATTTCCTTCAAATCCGTGTAGTAGCTTCCGCGCACCCGACGTTCGGCCCGCTTGGTCTGCTCCACCAAGAGACCTTTCAACGTCGACAGCCGCGCCATGGCTGCAAAGTCCAACTCGGGTTTCGCCTCCTGCTCGACTTTCGCGACCTGCTCGACCTGCTCTTTTGGCGACGACGCGGGTTTTTGGACGAACTCCGGCGGTGATTGTTGGATCTTCTCTTGAAGCTCGTTCAACTCTTTTTGGTATGAGGTGACCTTTTGTTGGGCTTTGGCCATGGAGCGTTGCTTACTCTCGACGCGTCTGACCACCTCGTCGTGTTTGGCCATGGTCTGCTTGCCGTCAAACATGAACGCGCATTCAATGCCACACTTTCGCATGCGATCACGGAGATGCAAAAAGCAAGCCAGATGCTCATTGTTGACAATGGTGTCGCACTTGTTCACAAATCGGTGCATCATGGCGGGCGCGTCAAAGAGAAACGTTTTGCCTGAAAATTTTTCAGCCAATTTCTCATCGGGCACCTCTTCCCAAGCATCGGGACACTCTTTCAAGACTTTTCCAAGCGATGGAACACCCATATGGCTGTGCTCAATGGACAGGAATTTGATACGTGAACGGACACTTGCTTTTTATTCTTGACCCAATTCCAAATAATTTTTCAGCCACAACTGACTGGCGGCGGTGATAGCCCGGTTCAGAGATTTCTCAATGGCCTTTTTCCGGTCGTCGCCGTTTTCACCTTGATAATCGGCCAGAAAGGGATATGCGTCCATGTCTTCTTTCTTCACGTCGTGCACCACCCACTGATAAAACTTACCGGCGCGCTTGAACCACGTTTCGTCAGGGACTGTGTCAGCCGGAAACACCTCTTTCACGCCCTGGAGCAGCCGGTTGCGCGTGACGGTGCGATCAACAAATTCCTGCACGGTGTTCAACACGTCGGGTTCGAGCGCGGCCACGCCGGCCACTTTGGATGTCTGATGCTCTTTGCCCTTAACTTTGAAGCGATGGACCGTGCCAACACCATCGGTGCCGACGGCAGTGCGCCAAACGATCCCCTCGCCAACACCGGATTTTCCAAACGCCTTGCCGACTGGACAGTCGCGCTCGACGCCATCCGTCAAGGCGATCAACTGCTGTCGCACCTTTGGCAGATCATCGAGATCCACAGTGATTTCAAAAGTGTCGAATTCCCAAATGTGCCGCAACGGCTCGACCTTGTTTTGCGCGAAGGAACCGGCGATCTGCGACGGTGTCAACCAACACGGTTCAGAGTCTGGGCCTGAGGCCGAAGGTCCCGATGGGGCCATCGGGGCGGAAGGTGCCGTAGGCAAATAGCAGGCGTCGAACACGACAAACATCAGAGGCAACCCGGAGATGGCCACGCCCTTCTGAATTTTGCCACCACACCACTCGCCATACATGACCACGGCGTGGGTGTCCACATTCACGCCCACATCTTTGGCCAATCGCATGAGCACGCGACGAAACACATCGCGGTGTTCGTCAACGTATGCGGCAAAGTTGGCATTGTCACTGGCGCCGGGCGTGATGATGCGGTTACGGCTTTGAGCCCACACGCCCTGCTGAGTGGAGAAGCCCACTGCCGCATTGGTGCCGTGCAGCTTGACGGTGCCTTGAAAGCGGGCCTTGGTCACGCCATGTTTTTTGGCATAAGTGACAAAATCGCGAAATTGTCGGATTTTCGGAAACTTGACAAACATTCAGCCCCTTGATTTCAAAAAAAAAATTAAATTGGGTGGTGGGTCAAATGGATCCCAACTTGTTCATCACGATTGCTCGCCACAATAATTTTCACGATTTCTTGGCCTTCATTCATGTGTCTCGGCGAGTGCGCCGGATTTTTCTGTTACACCTCGAGGCGATTGTCGGGCACGTTTTGAAAACCACGCTGGTGTTCAACCCAGAAACCGCAGCCCCTACGGACTGGTCCAAGAAGCTGCCGCGATGGGTGACTTTGACTTTGCCGCTCATGGACATTCCTGGATCTCAGCGACAGGCGCTCAACGACCACGTCGTCGCCGGGGTTCAACAGAAATACCCCTTCCTCTTGGATCAATCTCATGATTGTCACGAACTCATGATGAATCCATGTAGAAGGGGCAAAAAATCAGTCGATCAACCCCGGTTTCTGGCCGGTGGAAGTGTTGCACAAATCGCCCACGACAAGGAATGGAGAACAGACTTGGACCTGTTTCGCACCACGCTTCCAGGAGAGGTGGAATCACGTGAAAAGGTTTGGGTAAACCTGTCCAAGCGCCACTCTGGTGGCCCCCGCGTGGTAGAAATTGACTCGATCGCGAAGGACACTCAGCATATTGAGTGGACCTTGTCGGATTTCGACTTGTCCGTGTGCCAAATTGGCGTTTTGTTGTCTCCAGACACGTCAGGTGTGACAGGCCCGCGCGTGTTTGTCACCCCCCTGTTTTTGTATTCATTGCATACTCGATCGTTGATTGCTCAGGTTTCAGATGTGGCTGCAAAGTATCGGGACGACTTCAAAGAAGGGATTACGGCCATTTTAGACACCTTTTTCAAAAAACACTGTGATCTGCATCGTCAATTCTGCAAGTTTGATCAGACTTCACTGGTTAAAACCCGCTTTGATGAGTGTGATTCGTGTTATTATACCGCTCAGAACCTGCTCGAGCGAGATAACAACGATCCTCCCATCATCAGCGGAGACGACGGGGCTGATAATTTCATCCACCGCTGGATTGATCGCGTGCGAAAGTATGTCGGCCGTTTCCCTGATTTCGACATCAAATACATAAAAGCCGTGTGATGATTGTCATTTATTCGTGCACGTATTCATGGATATATCTCAGGGCACCAATGTCTTTTTGGACCGCGATCAAGCACAGCTCGGGCGTTCGGTTTTCCCATGGAACATACCTAATTAAACTCGACAAGTATTGCACGGCGACCATACACACTTCAGGCGT